GCTAAGAACGATCTGCGTATTATGCAAAATAGCGGCTTGGGCGAAAAGGGTGCAAAAGAGTTGTTATTGCAGGTATATAAATATTTGGCAAAAAAGAAGGCGAAGGATGAATAATCACAAACTCTTGATACACTTTCCAAGCAGAATATTGAGCGGCAATAGTACCGCCCATTGGCGTAGAAAGGCAGAAGTCAAGAAGATAGAGCAACTCAAAACCTTAGAAGCGATAGGCAAGCACGGGAGCTTTTATCTACCAGATGCGCTTTACATAGTTCAGCGGATTGTATTTTTCCCGCCTGATAAACGCAAAAGGGACGATGATAATTTTATGATTGCGCTCAAGGCGGCGCGTGATACCATCTTCGCACAGAGTGACGAGCATGACGATAGTCAGATCAGGTTAACGATTATCGAGTGGGGCGAAGTCTGCAAAGGCGGCGCGGTTGGGCTTGAGTTCAGCTCATTGGTGGAATACGAAAAGGAAAGGGTGAAGGATTGGGAATAGTAATGTTTTTTAGTGTATAATAGGAATACAGCGGACAAAATTCGACCTCATGTCGTGTGGCTGGCAATCGGTCCTATATCCGCTGTATTTTATTCATCCCCTATAGGAGATACAAAAATGAAGTTGCCTTACAAAAGTAAAACTATCTTATTCTCGCTCTTGGCGTTTGTTATCGCCATTGCCGCTTATTTCGGTTTTGACGGTTTCGTCATGCCCGAAGAAATCAAAGAAGTCTACGATCTGGCTTTGCCTGTTGCGTTTTTCATTCTGCGTTTTGTGACTGAGAAGAAAATCGGCGCGTCAAAGGGATAGTAAAAGGTCGCCCTCTTCGGAGGGCGATTTTAGATTAAAGGAGAAACATGGAATACTACACCCCGAAAGATGTACTCGAAGGCATAGGACAGGAAAACGATGAAACACAAGCAAGCTATTGGAGACAATGCGAGTGGGTTTTATTAGGCTGGGAGTTATCAAAAGCGGGGAAGTGGGTCAAGGATAACCAACCACCTGATAAGCGAAAACATAACAGAACATGGGCAAATGACATCGCTGAGGAAATCGGCATAAAACGTAGAGCCGTCTATGAGCGCAAAAACGCTCTGCTCATGCGTATTCTATTCAACGGGGCTTTTGATAAAGAGCGCGTAGATCGTGCGGCAAAGCGCGGCTTCTCATATTTTACGATTGCTTGGCAATACAGAAAAGATACTATCCTGCTCGAATTGCTAGACGCTATTGAAATGGCTCATAATTTGGACGATTTGAAATTTAATCTTTCTGACCGCTTCGGCAGTGGCACGGATGAAGCGGGGCGCATAAACAAGTTTTCGCAATACGTCACGGACTTTCTCGGCATGGCTGAGTTCTTCAAAGCCCCAGAGCCAGTTCGCCACGCTCTCGCTAATCTGCAAAGTGCGCTGAGCGAATGGAATTATGGATAATATCAAGAAATGCTCACATGGTTAGCAGAAGTCAATCAGCACGTTATCATCCCGTATGTTTTCGATTGATATGGTATACTAAACTCGTTCATGGCTCTTTCTCCTTGCGGACTGATTACCCGCGCCAATTAGCTCCGTTTAGACGCTTGCGCCTATCGGGGCTTTTTGGTTGTGGTACAATAATATACGGTGTAAACTATGGCAAAACTATCAGATTTCAAACCACAAGAGAAAAATGCAAATAAACACAACGAATACGGCTTAACGCTATTAGAGCGTAGCATTCAGGAAAACGGCTGGATGGGCGCAATCACAACCGCCGCCGATGGTGAGACGTTCGCAGGGAGCGCAAGGCTTGAAAAGCTGGCTGAGTTGATGCCAGACAAAGAGCCTATTGTGATTGAGACAGACGGGGCGACGCCTGTTATCATCAAGCGAACTGACATCCCGAACGCAAAAGACAAAAGAGCGGTACGTGCTGGTATAGCCGATAACAGAGTGCAAGAAGTTGATCTTGAATGGGACACCGATATTATGGGGGATATGATAGCGGAAGATGAAACGATATTTGACGGATTATTTAATGACGAAGAGCTTATAGATTTTGGCGTGATGGATGAGCCAGAGAGCCAAGACGCGGAGCCGCAAGTGGACCGCGCCGCTGAGTTGCTTGAAAAGTGGCAGGTGAAAACGGGCGACTTGTGGCAGATTGGCGACCACCGAATCATTTGCGGAGATTGCACGGACGTGGCGGTCGTGGCGCGGGTTATGGGGGGGGAGATGATAGACTTAGTGTTGACCGACCCACCTTATTCTGTAAATTATGCTGAAAAAAACAAGGCTTTGAAAACGATTGCTCGGAGCAATCGTTTGACTACTGAAATTCAAAACGACACATTATCAACAGAAGAAACAGCGGAGACCGTTTGGAAGCCAGCGTTCAAAAATGCTTTTGATTATGCAAGAAACGGTGCTGTGATTTATAGTTTTTCTCCGCAAGGTGGCGACCAGATGATGATGATGATGATGATGATGATGCGAGCCGAGTGGAACAAGAGACTTCATCAACTTATTTGGCGCAAAAATGCCTCAACTTTTTCAATGGGGAGACTTGATTATCAATACCAGCACGAGCCTATTCACTATACTTGGAAAGGCACAAATCATGGTTATTATGGAGATGTTGGCAGAAGCGTTATAGATTTTGATAGACCAAGCAAGAGCAAGCTACATCCAACAATGAAGCCTGTTGAGTTAATCGAGTTCCTTGTGTCAAATAGCTCGAAGCGTGGAGAGATTGTTTTTGAGCCATTCGGGGGAAGTGGCACTTGCTTAGTCGCCGCCGAAAACCTGTTCCGCCGTTGCTACGCAATCGAGATTTCCCCCGCCTATGTTGCAGTAACGCTTCAGCGGATGGCGGACGCGTTTGAAGGCATTGAGATAAAGCGGATTGAATAATGTCAAAGCCAACTAAAGCCGAACTAACGCAACGCGTAGCCCGAATTTCGGAGCTGCTTTTGCGCGGCGCGTCCCGTGCTGTTATCTGTCAATATGTGTCAGAAAAGACAGATTGGGGAGTGACGGATCGAACTGTAGACCGCTATATTGAAAGTGCTACCGTTACGATAAAAGCGGGTGCTGAGACAGATTTAGAATACGAGACAGGCAAGGCAAAAGAGCGGTACGAGTTTCTATGGAATAAAGCACTGTCTACGCATGATTACAGGGAAGCGCGCGGCGTGCAGAAAGACCGCTCCGCGTTGCTAGGTCTCGAAGCCCCGAAGCGTACCGACATCACGAGCGCGGGGAAAGAGTTAAAAGGTTACGCAGTGGTAAACCCTGATGATTGGGACGATGGCGATTAAATCAATCTATGCGCCGCTTGATTGGCAGATTGCGCCCTTTCGTGATAAGTCGCCTGTCTTGCTACTCACAGGCTCGGCTGGTGGTGGTAAGTCAAAGATAGCGGCAGAGAAGGTGCACGCCTATTTATTGAAATATGCAGGTGCAACGGGTATCATCGGGCGCAAAGATAAAACAGCGGCGGGTAAGTCCGTTGTGCCTTTTTTGAATAGCAACGTGCAGGGGGATAGTAATTGGGGAAGGCTTGTCAAGAGTACAGGACTTTTCAAATATAATAACGGCTCTGAATTGTGGGTTGTCGGTATGCAAGGCAAAGACCAGCAAGAAGCTCTTAAGTCTATTGGTAAAGATGGGCGCGTGGATATTGCTTGGTTTGAGGAGGCTAACGCGCTAACAGAAGATGATCATAATCTTATTCTAACTCGTATGCGTGGCACGGCGGCTGATTGGACGCAGATTATATATACAACCAACCCAGACCGCCCGAATCACTGGATAAACCAAAGGCTAATACTAGGCGGTGAAGCATCCGTATATTACAGCAAGGCAACGGATAACCCGCACAACCCGAAAGCATACATCGAAACGCTGAATAAGCTAACGGGCGTTATGCGTTTGCGCTTGCGTGATGGGCTTTGGGTTATGGCAGAGGGCGCAATATATGAGATGTTCGACCCGTCTATCCATGTGAAGCGGCGCAATAGTGCTGAGATGAAACGATGGATGCTTGCGCAGGATGAAGGCTATACCAATCCCGCTACTATAATTTTAGTAGGCGAGGACGGTGACGGGCGTTGGCATATTTTCAGAGAGTGGTATGAGCGCGGCAAACTTCAAAGCGAAGTTGTGAAGCGTGCGGTTTATTATATGGAACTTGTACGCAGATACGGTGCTGAAATCTCAATTGACGCGGTAGACGCGGCGGCGGCTGGGCTGATTGCAGAGTTGAGAAATAACAACGTACCAGCGGTATCTGCAAAGGGTCGCGTACTGGATGGAATACAAAACGTGCAAGACAAATTAGCGGTACAACGTGACGGATTACCTCGATTGACAGTAGATCCTAGATGTAAAAATGCTATTATGGAATTTGAGAGCTATACTTGGAAGAAAACGAACACAGGCACAAAAGACGAGCCGAATAAAGAAAATGACCATATCTTAGACCCTATAAGATATTTAGATGATACGGCAACAAATAGCGCGGTTATCGCGTGGGAATGGTAACAATGGAAAATCTAAAGGCTGGTATATACATTCAGAACGGTGACGGCAAAGTGGACGCTCTAAAGAATTTCGGCGTTCTTGAGAGCATACTTGGGGAGACTGAAACAAGCGCGGCTTCGATGGCTTCATTAGTGCCTTACGTTTTCGCTGCAATGGATAGACGCGGGGCGCGAATTAGCGAGATAGAGCACGAATGGCGGCGCGGTGACGAGGTGACGAAGGACGCGCCATTTCCCGTTCAACTAAGGCAATTGCTTCGCCGCACGGATGAAGCAATGCAACTGATAGGAACAGCCTATTGGTATAAACTACGCAACGGCTCGGGCAAATTGGTCGGCTTGCGTTGGCTTGACCCGTCCAGCATGACCCCCGACCCTAACAGCATAGAAAACCCAATAGGTTATACCAATTATAAGCGAAGCACGGAAGGCGGCGAGATTGACGTTCTCGCTGATGACCTTTTTGTTTTTCGTAAGCTAGGCTTGAGAGAGTACCAAGCGGGCGGCATAGCAGGAACAGCAACGAGGCTAGCAACTGAAATATTATATAATCTTAGCCAAGCTGAAAACACGCTATACAAAAACCCGCTCCCCGTGTCTCTGATAGTAGTACCGCAGGGGACGGCGCAATCCGAGCGGGACAGGGTAAAAAATTTCTTCTGGCGCGTGTTCAATCCGTCTAGTAAATCAAGCCCTGAAAATAGGGTAATGCCAGTATTTGAAGGAACGGAAGTTCAGCGGATTAGCATGACCGCTGAAGAACTGGATTTCGAGGGCGGTAGGCAGCCAAACGCCGTAGCGGTAATCGCCGCTCATGGTGTACCTGTTTCTGAAATCTTTGACGATGCCGCGAATATGGCGACCGCTTCGGAGTACGGGCGGTCATTCACCACGCGGCTTGGTACGCGGCTCTTTGATATTGCGGACGTTATCAACTTAGATTTTGACATGGTGAAAATTGGGTATACTTTGGACTTCTTCCCAGAGCGGCACGCCACCATGCAGAAAGACGATTTAGATGTTAGTAACGCTTTTGTAAATTACGGCGTTGGCGGCTTGACCCCAAAAGCGGCGGCTTATTTAGTGGGCATCACGGACGATGATTTCCCGCAGGACTTCGGGGAAGTCTTTGCAACAGAAACAGAGCCAATCGAAGAAACAGAAGCAGAGCCAGACGAGCCGATAGAAACGAAGGCGCGGGGCGACTTGCTAAAATGGCGGCGTAAGGCTTTGCGCGTTGGCGGGTGGTGTGAGTTTGAGAGTGACAACATCCCGCAGAGTTTAGCGAAAGAAATCAGCGGCGCATTGAAGGCGCAGAAAACTGAGAGCGGTATAAGGTCGCTGTTTAGTGATTATTTAGAAGATGAGATCCCAGACGAAAAAGAAGAGTTAAACGGGCTAATGGATAACATCATCAAAGCGTTGCAAGATGATACGCCGCCCCCCCAACCAGTGACACAGGTTTTCAATATGACGGTAAAGGGCAAGGAAGGCGCAACACCCGAAGAAATCGCCGCAGAATTTGCGAAGGCGGTCAGCGAGATGCAACCCGCGCAAATTGTAGTCAATAACGAAGTGCCAACGCCGAACGTAACCGTAAGGAAATAATAATTCGTGAAGAAAAATAAATCACTGATAGTTTTGCGCGTTGTCTCTGATTACATGGCTCGAAAAGGTGTGTACTATAGGGACGCTGAAATCACCGAACTTATAAAGACCTTCACGGGCTACAGAAACGCTTTACAGCGTGCGGTTTATGATTTATACAATTACAGGGTGGATGAATTAACATTCGTTGGTCGTGTTGCCGATTTGATAACAGACCAGCTATCAAGAGCATACCGCGAAGGGCTGAGAGCGGCGGGACATGACCCCAAGCACATGACGGGTGCAATGGACCTGGAACTTAATAGCGTTATAAACAGCGAAGAGTTTTTTATTCTAGAATTTGCGAGCGAGATATTAGAAAACAGAGACAAAGACCCCCGTCCTCCGTCCACGATATTTAAGCCCAAGATTGAACTAAGAGCCTTTAGGTATAATGACGTTGTAAACATGGCTGCGGCGCGTGCTACGAAAGACGGCGACCTGATGGAGTGGACGCTTGGCGCAACTGAGGAACATTGTCCTGAGTGCGCTGGTTTGCATGGAAAGGTTGCGACTAAATTCCAATGGTCGAATAGCCAATACAAGCCGCAAAACCCGCCCAATGAGATGCTAACTTGTGGCGGGTGGCGTTGCGATTGTAAACTAATGCCAACGGAAAAGAAGGCGACAATTCCCGCCGATGGTATAATCACTATATGACAGATAATAACGAAGCATGGCATAAATATAAATTCGGCTATTCAAAAAAGTTTAGCGATAACTGGTCAAGGATATTCGGCAATGATAAGCACAAAGATAGTGACACGAGGCTTGGCGAAAAGAAACAACATGACGCGGCTAAAGCGTGGAATGAGTCCAGTGGCAACGAGAGCGGCGGCGAAGTACCTAGTCGGCAACAAAAGGCGCGGGCTAAAGCATGAGCCGAGATACAAAACGATAAAGCGCAAACGCGCCTATGGAAAAACCTTTTTTACTGACAAGCAGAGAAAGTGGTTTTTTTGGGCTTTGCGAACTGGCAAGATAAAGCCAGGACGAAACAACAGAACACATGAAATGAGCAACGGTTGGGAAGTTGTGAAAACTAAAAGCGGCGCAAACATAGTAAACCGCGTCAAACATGCCATATGGAGTTATGATAACAAAAGGCAAGCGCGGCTTAATAAATTAGTCGGCTGGCGTAAAATCAAAGACATAGAAAATCCTAGCAACAAAAAAGGCAACAAAAAAGGGATGCTGAGAGCAGCAGATCAAGCAGTTCAAAGATTTATAAACGATTTGCAAAAATAGAACGAAGGTGCTATAATGCCCTTAGTAAGAACAATTAAATAAATTGCACTAGAGGCAAATAACGATTTTGCGGTGCATGTAACAAAGCCTGAAAAGGTGATTTTGTTGCATGTGCCGCTTTTGTGTTATAGGAGAGACTTATTATGGAAAATATCTTTTTTGGTGATACCGTCAAGGCTTTGGGTGATGGCAAGGTCGTCGGGTATCTCGTCCGCTTTAGTAACCAAGAAATGCCAGACTTAGAAGACGACTTCTTTACTGCTAAAACTGAATTCGGAACGAATACAACCCCGCCAGTGGTTTATCATCACGGCATGGATAGCACGCTAAAGGCTAAGATCATCGGTACAAGCGAATTGAAGTTCGATGAGTTGGGCGTGTGGATTGAAGCGCAATTAAATATGCGTGATGAATACGAGCGTGCGGTCTATGGCATGGTTGAAGCTGGCAAAGTTGGCTGGTCATCGGGCGCAATCTCTCACCTATATGAGAGCGAAGAAACCGAAAAAGCACGTTGGATTAAGACGTGGGTTATCGGGGAAGCAAGCATCACCCCCACCCCAGCAGAGCCGCTAAATAATGTACTAACGCTGAAATCTTTCTTAGAGAGCGGTGCTACCGCTGAGAGTGACGAAGGCGAAAACGAAAATAAAACTATTGAAGAGGTCAAAATGAAACCCGAAGAAAAAGAATTGGATTTAGGCTATGATGAAACCGCCGAAACCGTAGATGTCACCGAATTGGTACAAGATGCGGTCGCAGAACAAATGAAAGCTTGGGAAGAAAAACAGGTCATTGATAAAGCTGGCGTTGCCGCCAAGCGCGTTAATGTCAACAGCAAAACCAAGCGCGGCGATAGCGAGACGAAAGCCTTTGCATATTTCGCCCGAACAGGTGACGAAGGCGCAATCAAAGCAAGCAATGATACTGATATGAATATCGGTACCGATGCAGACGGCGGTTATACCGTTCCCACTGGTCACTATAACGGCATCATCGCAAAACGTGATGAAAGTATGCTCTCTGCTAAATTGGGCGTACGGATGATTCCCGGGACAGGCACAACCGTAAATGTCCCGCTCGACAACGAAGCTGATGGCGAATTTGTCGTAACTGGCGAGGCAAGCGGTTTCGACCGTGACGCCCCTGCGCTCTCCACCGTAGCAATGACGCTACTCAAGTACACCAAGAAAATTGAACTCTCTTATGAGTTGCTCCAAGATGAAGATAGTCGATTGATGGCTTTCCTTGCTGATTTCGTTGGGCGCGGCATGGCTAAAACGCACAACGATTTACTCTTGACCGAAGTTGCCGCCAATGGTACGCAATTCAAAGAGTTTGCAAGTGCAACCGTCATTGCAGTAAACGAACTGGAAACCATCCCGTTCAATAGTGCGCTTGGTAACTATTTAGATGAAGCTGGCTCGGTTGGCTGGGTTATGCAACGCCCCGTACATGGTGAAATCGTGTTACTGGATGACGCGAATACCCGCCGCTATGCTTCTAATACCATGCCCGATAGCACAGGCGTGTTTGCCCCGTCCTTGCTCGGTTACCCCGTGCATTACAGCGCAAAAGCTGGCTTGACCGCCGCAAATGCTAAAAGCGTATTCTTTGGTAACTGGAACTTTGTGGGTAAGCGTGAAGCCCCTGGCTTTACCGTTCTGCGTGACCCATACTCCAAAGCCGCAAATGGTCAGGTAGTGCTTCATTACTACTTTAGAACTGTTTATGACGTTCTGCAAGCTGAAGCAATTGGCTATGGTGATCACCCAACAGCATAATGAAAACCGTTGCTCTGGTAGGCTTCAATAAAACTACGATGAAATACCACACCAAAGCCCCGAAAGGGGCTGAGGTGTGGACTGTGAATCACGCTTGGAAGTACGATATTCCCAAGATAGACAGGCTCTTTGAAATACACCTACCAGAGCATAGACTAACCAGCAACATAATAACAAAAGAGCATGATGTTTGGTTATCAAAAGAACACGACTTCCCGATTTATACGCTTCCTAGTACCTATGAAAAGATACCGTCAAGCGTAGCATACCCCTATGATGAGATAGTCGCAGAGCATTGCGGAAACCTATTAGCGGGCGACAAAGTTCAAAAAGTCTTTACATCATCTTTTGATTACATGCTTGCGCTTGCTATCCACGAAGGCTTCAAAAAGATTTATATTTACGGCTTCGCTATGCGTGGGAATAGCGAATACGGTTACCAGCGAGATGGATTAGCCTATTGGCTAGGATATGCTAACGCACGCGGTATAAAAATAATACAGCACGCGAAAAGCACGTTACTACGCCCTAAGGTTTACCATAAAGGAAGTCAGATGATTTCAAGGCAGATGGCAGAACATCATATTCAAACGCACGAAGAACAGGTTAAAAGATTAGAAAACCAATTAGCAGAGAAGCAAGGCGCGTTAGGTGTTCTTATCTCTTTGCATCAAAATAAAAAAGTCTCTGATAACGTGGTACAGAAGGCACAGACCGACTACTGGCAGATAGCTGAGAACTTGCAAATAGCACGCGGCGCGGTTGGTGCGGTCAAGATGCTTTTGGATGACCACGACACGGAAGGGCTAAATGGCGATAACTAACGGGTACATTACCCTAGCAGAATTTAAGAACGAGCTGAATATTACAAGCAATACTAACGATTCTTGGCATGAGGACATCATAGAAGCCGCAAGTCGCCTGATTGATAATCACACGGGGCGCAGGTTTTACGCCACCACGGAAACAAGATACTATTCGCCTGATCAATCCTATCTTTTACAGGTAGACGATCTCCTGACTGTCACCACGTTGAAAACAGATGATAGTACAAGAGCATACGCGACCACGTGGGAAACTACGGATTACGATTTGCATCCATTGAACGCAGGTGCAGACGGGCGACCCTATACAGAAATTGGCACAACGGTAAATGGTGATTATGTTTTCCCGCATTATATAAAGGGCGTTGAGTTAGCTGGCTCTTTTGGCTTTTGTACTCTTGTGAACGCCCCGCCAGACGTCAAGGCGGCGTGCATGATGTTATCGCTTCGCGTGTTCAAGCGATATGATACCCCGCTCGGCGTTACGGGTGGCTCGGTAGGAACGCAAGCAATCAGAATACCAAGCGTGATTAATGACCCTGACATTGTGGCTTTGCTTACACCTTATAGGCGGTTAGTATGACACTTCAAGCCGCTGTTGAGCAGGTGCAAGATTTGATGGGCGCGGTCAGCGGCGTAAAATCTGCCCCTGACTATCCCCCCGAAAATATCAATGAGTACCCTTTTGTAGTTGCGTACATGGGCGGCGGTGAGATTGTTTTCGACACTCCATCCGCTTATAAAGGATTGCATACAATCATTATTGAATTGCACATTGCGAGAAAAGACTTACCTAATGATATTGAGATTGCCGCGCCCTATGTGGACAGTATACCAGCCGCTCTAATGGCAGATGCTACGCTCGCTGGAACGGTGAATTTATTCGATAATATTACTTATGAATTTACAGAGATGCTATGGGACGCGGTAGAGACAATCGGCTTTAGATTTTCAATCAATGGTGTATCTCAAAGGAGTTGTTAGATGCTTAAATATATAGGCGGCGGGGACGCTCTTATTGGTGTACCCGCAAGAGACTTATCAAACGAAGAAGTTAAGGAACTTGGCAAAGCCGCCCTTTTGAATTCTGGCTTGTACCAAGAAATTAAAACAAAGGCTAAAAAGGCGGCAAAGCCGCAGGTGACTAAATGAGTGGTATTAAAGTATTACGAAAGATTCAACTTGGCGGCGAGACAACCGCAGGAACAGCCGTTGCCGCTGATTTCATTTGGCGCGGTATTGCCACGGGCTTAGAAGATACACGGGAGAAAGTACGCCCAGAAGAAAACGTGGGTTTGACTTCTATGACAACCCGCCAATATACGCCCAAGATCGCGGCACAATTGAGCATGGCGGCAACAGAAGCCACATTCGAGCAGTTGCCCCATATTCTCGAAGCGGCTTTGATGAATGCAACCCCAGTGCAAGACGGGGCAGGGTCTGGGTATCTTTATACCTACAACTTACCCACGACAGCGCGAGCGGTCACAGACATCAAAACTTATACGATTGAAGGTGGCGACAATCAGCAAGCCGAGGAAATGGCTTATGCTTTTGTTAGCGAGTTTGAAATCTCTATGAACGCTGGCGAAGCCTGGATGGTATCTGCCACCTGGCAGGGACGGGAAGCGAGTACAACCACCTTTACAGGCGCGCTTGCTATCCCTTCAATTGAAGAAATCCTGACACAAGAAACGAAGCTGTATATTGACGCGGTGGGCGGGACGATTGGCACGACAGAGATTGCTTGTACTTTGCTGAGCGCGACCCTGAATATAACCACAGGATTAATTGCACGCTTCACCGCGAGCGGAGAATTGTTTTTCTGCGTTGCTGAAGATGTCGGAATGCGCGGCACGTTAGAACTAACTTTCTTGCATAATACAACCGCCGTTGCTACTAAAGCCAATTGGCGAGCTGATACCCCCGCTCTTGTAAGATTAGAAGCGGACGGCTCTGCGCTCGACACGGGCGCAACCTATACTTATAAAACCGCGCAAATTAATTGCGCTGGTATTTGGAACACATTCGATGATTCAGACGGTGACGACGAAGGCACAAATACCGCCGTTGCTACTTTGGATTTAGGCTATGATGAAACCGCCGCGCTTCTTGGTAGCATTTTAATTGTGAATGAACTAACCGCGCTCCCGTAGTGCGAAAGGCTAGACAATGAAAGTCGAACATAAAAAGTTAAAAGTGACCGCAGAGATTCACGCGGATTTTACGCAGAAACAGCTTGAGACATATCAAGAAACTTTGCTTGAGAGAGCGAAGGAATACAAATCAGGCGCGGCTTATAATCGAATTATGGTAGAAGCCGCGCAAGAGGCGAAGATCGTCACAGACTTAGAAGGTGATGCAACCCGCCCCGCCGTTGTGATGTGGCTTACTCAAAAGATACGCGCTACAGTAGACGAAGCGACAAAAATCCCCCCAGAATGATTCTAGCGGCGGCTGATTATGCACTAGGCAAAAAAGATGCCGTCCCGCCGTTAGAACTCTCTGATTATTTCAAGTGCGAACTTTTTTCATCTTTGCCTAATGGCGGGGGTTGGAAGCAAGAGCCGTTTCGCTGGTTGCAACGTGTGACGGTTTTCGTCAATGTTTATAACGCGATAAAGAGCCACAGCGAAGCCACCAAGAGATTGAAAGGAAAAGACTTGGGCGAATGGCTCGCTAATAATAAGCAGACGCTTAATGTAATCTTGCATATCGAAGAACTAAGAGGCGAGCATGTCAAAAATTGAAATCATCGTCGAAGCCGAAACAAAGAAGGCACAGCGAGAACTTGAAAATCTCAATGATGAAATAAGCCGAACTGAAAACGAAGCCGAAAAGCAGAATGACGCTTTTGGCGGTACTGCCGTATCTCTGAACGCAATGATTGAGATTGCACAACAAGCAGTTGAAGCACTTAAGGCGATTTATGCAACGGCGAGAGAAGGGGCTGAACTAAACTTCTTGCAAGGCAAATTTGAAAACCTAGCAGAATCAATAAACACAACAGCGGATGCGCTACTCGAAGAAATGCACATAGCGACTAAAAACACGATGTCGGATATGGAAGCTATGGCAACTGTGACGGAGTTAGTCGGCTTGGGCTTGGCGGGTGATGCAGAGGAAGCTGTAAGATTGGCGCGGGTGATGTCTGGGTTAAACATGAATTCAAATCAATTGACCTTGACCCTTACCAATATGACCACCATGCGCTTTGATGCTTTGGGTGTGCGCGTGGACGGCTTCAAGGAACGATTGCAAGACCTGAAGGATCAAGGGCTTGACACGGATTCAGCTTTCAAAGAAGCCTTTTTGCAACAGGCAGAAAGACAACTTGACTTAGTTGGTGATGCCGCCGACAGTCAGCTAGGAACATTCAAGAAACTAGAAGCGCGCTTCAAAAATCTTGGCGATGAAAACAAGACTTTCATATCGGATGCTTTAGAGCCTTCAATAGCTTTATGGTTAGACCAAGCCGAAGCGATAGACGAAGCAGTCGAAGCGTATGACGAATTATTCGGAGAAGCGTTAGCACCTGATTTGTATTTGCGCAACAGAGATGAGATAGA